AAATTAGCTGACATCGTCCATCGAAATACCAGCGTCGTCAACAGGGTCACCCACCATCTTAGGATCAAATCCTGCGTTGATTCCAGTACCTGTAGGGTTCTCTATATACTTCTCGATCTGTTTGTTAATCTTAGGACAAATCTTACATTTTTGTTGAAGGTAGTAAACTAAAGTTTGTTGAGTAAACGCGTATCCTTTGTTGTTATTAGTTAAAGCAATAGTTCCGTCAGCTGTTAGTTCTGTCTTAACTCGAAGCAGTAAACGAGAATCTCCGAAAGTAATTTCTGTGTCACCATATATGTTAGCATTAACAAGCTTTGAACCATTGTTAACGAGAAGTGTAGTTTGGTCATTAGGTTCTAGTTTAATGTTCTTCATTCTTGTTATCTTCCAGTACTTCTTAAATGCAGGGATTTCATTAATATTAATCTGTCTGTCACATGATCTTAAATTTCCAACAGCATTTGGAGGTCCAAGTAAATCAGCAGGCGCACCACCAACTGCATTAGAGAATTCTAACGCACTCATGTCACCAGGATCCATATAACTTAATGGAGTTGCATTGACAAGATTATTACTTTTTGGTTTAACCCAGTAAGCAGTAATGAACATTGTTGAGTTTGAGAAGTTTGAAAACTTGAAATATTCTTTTCTATCCATACACCAAAATTGTTGTCCAGAATAACCTGCAGTAATTGTATCTCCTAGAATTTTTTGATATATGCTATACATCCTAGATCTTGTAGCTAGCCCAAGATCTGACCCTAGAGTTCTATTTGCGATTGGTAGAACATGTGGATCTACGAATATTGACCTTGTTTGTGACGTAGGCATAGTTATTGCTCCTCCGTTAGCATATTCGTAGGATTTACTTGGGTTGAGTACTCTTGCAATTTTTGCTGAGAAAGATTTTGAATAAGTCGAACCCTTGACTTTGAACCTACGAGAAGTCCTACGAGCTGAATACTTAGAAGAGTATTTTCGGGTTCTGCGTACACCCATGTTTCGGCGTCTAGAGCGATACTTGTTAATTCTTCGCATAGTCGTATCAACTTGTTTAGTTGTTCTTGAGGAATCATTAGTTAATGAATTAGAAGGAAGGTCCTCGCCTTTTTGTTCTAATCTGTAACGTTTATATGGAGTAATGAAACGTTTCGTCCTGAATGTTCCGCTAATTATCCCTGCAGCTATAGGATCCTCGTTCCAGTGATTTTCAACAAAATCTATTAAATCCTGATCTGCGTCGTTATAATATCTATAATTAAATCTGGGATCTTTATCATGTCTTCTACAAGCTTCATCAATTTTGTTAATTGGGTTAGGCTCTTTTCCTTCATAGTATGTTCCTGGACCACAATAATTGTATCCCGGAATATGATATCCTCTGCGGCGTTTAGCTGTCATAGTAGAAGTGGCTGGTAACCTCTGTTACAGAGGTCAGTATTACCCAGCCACTTCGTTACAGCGTTACAAGATGAAAACTTTTCAACGCCGGCTGTAACGCATCATTATGCCTCCCCTTAGGTTACCGTTCGGGTCCCGTCCTGGTCTGCATTGGCCGCAGTCGTCTGTAGATCATTATGTGCAAAGGCGTAAACAACTTCTTGCAAGTGGGAAAGCAAAATTCCGTAGATACGCACTCAAAAAAGCATATGTTGGAGCATGGAGAAAGCAAGCACGGTACGGAGGTTTTTCCGGTAAATATCCTCCAAAGCGACGTCTCTTCCCAGCGCAGGGTCGAAACAGGAGTAGGGATCAGTCTCATAATCAAGCGCTTAGACACCTTAGAGCGCTCAGTCTCTTATTTGGTAGAACTAAGTCAAAAGCTGTACGAAGAAGACAGTTACAGCTCGGACGAAGACTCGGACTTTCAGGAAAGCAAGTAGATAGTTATAGTCGTAATGCAAATTTATAATAAATTATCCAGTTCTTCAATATTGAAGTCTCTATCAACTGTTCTAACCTTTAGACTCTTCTCACATTTCCAGGTGGACCCGAACATTGTCGCTTTGCACTCGTAGATGGCACCCAGTCGTCTCTGTAACGCCTTGTCTTCTGTCCACGGGAAGGCGCGCGTGTACCACGTGGAGGGGTGTCGATTACTCGTGATGTAGACCTCTTTCCAGTTGGCGTACGTGGAACTACCCTTAATGTCAATCTTGAAGGGATATCGGTCGAGGATCCGGAGCAGGACTGAGTGTTCAACCCACCCGTAGAAGTCGTCGATGACAAGGATGGACTGTCCGTCGTATCCATCCCACCAGAGTGCACCTCCATTCCCTTTGCACAGGATGTAGACATCTTCAGGGGTAGATCGTCCATAAGCATAGCGGGTCTTTCCAACTCCGGCATCTCCCCAAAGGACTTCGGTGTGGAGCTCTCTGTCGCCTTGTCTTTCCTTCTTTGCCCGGTAGGTAAGCAGCTCGTTGATTCCTCGGGCGTACTTGCAGATGAGGTCAGGTCGGGTATCGAAGACGTCGTCTCTACTGAGCTCTCCATTGACGATCGCGAGGGTTGTCTCGAGGAGGTCGTTTCTTCTCCCTTGAGTAGTCGTTCCCAGGAGGACAGGGTCCACTGTCGGAGAGGACTCTGGAACTCTAGTCTCATCCTTTGTACAGTACCGTACGCAGTGCTCTCTTGTTCCCTTTGCCGTCTCAAGATGCACGGTAGAGTTAAGTTTCTTGAGTGCCGCCATTCGTTGAGGCTTCTCGAATTCAACGTATCCTTGCAGGTGCACTTTAGAGGTAGTTGGACAACATTCGAGTTGATGGCACAGTCCTCTGAATGCCTGGTGATCTCGTAGCCGCCTTTCGAAATCATCTAAGTTCGAATAATCGTCTTCCGCCGCGGCAAATAAGGTGTATACCCAACGTCTCGAAGACATAGAATGAACTCCTGGCCAAGGAGACCAACTTTTATAGGAAATGAACAGCCAATCAGAACGCGGCCCACTCGGGTCAGTTGAAGTGTGCCGGTTGCACGGAAGCAACCGGAAGCAACCGGAAGTTTCGGAAGTACTTATTTGAGGGTTTACCTAAACAATCCATATATAACAGACATCAGTAAGTAACAGACAACAGTTTATAAAATACACCAATTAATAGAAGAATTGAAATTTATTAAA